TTTTTAATATCTCTTCATCTCTTTTATTATTACCACGAGTACCAAACGCATTTAAATAATCCTTAACTAAATAAAATGCTGGTTCTACATCCTTTTCACGAGGTCGTATGTTAGCAACCACTTGTGATGCTTGTAAATCTGTAGTTACATGGTATTGTAAAAAATCATAATCAAACAAACTCGTATAAATACTTGAGTTTTGAATGTTCTGTAGAACTGGTTGGCTTTTATCACTTCTCCAATCCCACTTATTCTTATACTTAGAATGTCCCCACCCCATTATAAATGCATACCCTTGATACATTAATGAATCTGGTTTTCTTGCTTTACCTGGTTTACCAAGATAATCTAATTTATGAAAACCATCTTTCTTTGCCATCATACAAAGTTTTTTTGTACTTGATGGTACTTTAAATCTTTTACCAGTTTCCTTTTCAGCTCTCTTTATTTCTTTCATAAAGTCATCTGGAAATACAATCTCTACTATTAAATCTTTTAACTTAATCATCTTTTGTATAACCACCCACCATGTACATCGAATCTTGCATATGTTTTAGGTTCAAAGATATTACCCCTTACACCCTTTGCTCTTCCATTGTATCCAGCAGGTTTATAAATATCACCATTACTTTTATCTACAAAGAAGTGAACACTTAATCCATTCTTTGGTTCATTTGCACGAACATTAACTATTCTATCAAACTTTGGTCCTTTTTTCAAATGTGCGGGATGTTCCCAATGACCACTTTCATATGTAGATGGAAATGATTTTTTATGTTGTTTCTCTGCAGATTTCTTCATAAAGGTTAACATCTTTTTCATTGCTTGGTCATATCCTTTAAGTGCTTCGTTTTGTGCAGTGATTTCTTTTGCAATATCTTTTGCGATATCTTCACCTATAATATCTTTTAATTTAATCATTACCAAATCCTCGCAAATGCACCTGAAGTAATCGTATTGGACATACTACCAATTTGTTTTCCTACTCTTTGTGCGTTGAATCCCATATATTCATTATCAGGATTTCTCTTCTTATCTTCTATATCTCTTTTTAAATCCATATGATAAGAATCTATCTTTTCATAAAACTTATTCATAGCGGTTGTGATATCACTTAACGCTCTCATTACATCACCCTCATCTTTAGGGTCTAACTTTTTACCTTTCATTATTTTATCAGAGTGTGCATTTGGTTTACCACCTACTAATCCAACAATTAGTTTATTAGCATAATCTTTTGTTGTCATAATTACACTTTTTACTTTTGCTGGGTCATTGTAGATATTCTTTAATGCATCTTCATATCTTCTTTCGTTTTCATATTGGAAATCCTTATCAGTTTTCCATGTCCAAGAACCATCTTTAATATTTGACCTTAATTTTCTTAATTTTGAAGCACCCATGTAAGGTAAATCTTCTTCAAGTGAAATTTTATAAAATTGAATACCATCTATCTTTTTAACTGATGCTGGACTTTGCCATCCGTATTTATTTAAACCGAATGTTTTCATATCTTCAGAACCATACGCTGTAGGATTTTTTACTTGAATATCTTTACTTCTCCAAGATTTTGTGTACCATAATGATTTACCATCTTTGAATACACTTACAATTGTTCCCTTATCTATTTCTAAATTAGATTCCCAATATCTATTACCTTTTGCTTTAAGAGTTACTTTCTTACTTGCTACTGCAATTGCAATACCCTTTCCAGGTAATTTAGATTGTTTTGTAATTTGATTATCTTCAATCTTACTTGCTTCTAAACCCAATCTTGCCAAGTAACTATATAAATCTCTATCTAACGAACCTCTATTACTCACAGAAAATTTTCTTAATAGTTTACTTTTAAAAGCTTCTGTTAGATAAGATACTTTCGATTCTTTTAATATATCTGTTAATTTAATCACTATAATCTCCTACAAACTTGTGTACATACCTGTGTATTTTGTGAACATATCTTGTAATTGGTCATTATAAATACCTTTAAGTTTCTTCTTATTCTTAATTCCCTTTATGGTTACCCAATCAAAACTCATGTTATATAAATCTCTACCTCTATCTAAATCTATTGTGACATGGTTTACTCTTTTGGAATTTCTACCAATCTTGAAACTCATTCCATTAGGTCCTACACCAAAGTGTTTTGCTCCTGTCATCATAATAAACCTATTACCACCTAATTGTTTTAAGGTTTCACCAGCTTGTCTTTTATCCATTGCTTCTTTATAAACTATCTTACCACCTTTAGATTCTATACCAATCTTATGATTTGGAAATTTTTTCTTTATATCATCCATATATGCTGGAATCTCTTTTAAATTTTTCACCATAGTGCTTCTCTTTATACTATTGTTTTTACTCACAATAATAGTTCAAGGTCCTGCTGTTCCACCTTTACGAATATTTCTCATCATATTAGAAGTTTTACTTTCTACCTCTAATCCTCGTTTTTTCTTTTTCTTCAACTGAGTGTTCATGTATTCTTTTGTAGATTCATTTGCAAGTTTAAGGGCATCTTTTACTTTTTTGTCATTAGACAATCCCTTTTTAATTTTTTCAATCTTCTTAACAGCATTCGTCATATTACCACTCATCTGTATAGCTATCGATATTGCTTTCTTTTGATGAGAACTTAATTTTCTTTCATCTACTGATTCTTTTTGTGAATAATCTGGGTCAAGTTTTTTCATCTTCATTAAAATATCTCTTAACATCTCTCTATCTGTAGAATCATATCCGATTTCAAAATCTGGTTTCTTCTTTAATAATACTGAGTATGCAATTCCAATATCTTTCATCTTTAGAGTTCTTTTCTTTTTATCAGGATAAACTCCTTTTGGCCCATAGAAATCATTCATATATTTAACGAACCCTTTGTAAGTAGTTTCATCTAAATGGAATATTGGATTTATATTTTCGTTCTTTACACAATTAGGATATGTTTTACCGAACATTTTCTTTGTTCCTTTTTTCTCATATCCTTTCCAACATTTCTCAACTAATTTTACAATGTGTTCTGTTGTTTCAAACTTCATCAAACCTGACATAATCTCTGCTTTCTTTGATGCGTTTGCATTTCTATAAGCTTTCTTTATGTAATCATAGGTTTTACTAACCATTTGTTTTGCATCTTCAGGTGTGTTACCATACTTGATTAGTAATTGTTCAATCTTTTCTTTTTCACCCTCGTTAAGTATAGATTCTCCGAGTGCTTGTTTTGATTTTATCATAAACTCTATCCAATGTTTTTTGTAAAAGTTCATCAACATCAATCCTTTTTTTCTATCTTTCTTTGCAATATTTTTAATAGCAGATTTTAATTTCTTATCATACTTCTCTGCTTCTAATTCTGAAAAGGATTCTTTTTTGATTTTTAATAGGTGTGGTCCTGCAGGTTCATCACCTAACTCACCATCTTCACCATAACCACAAGTTCCCTCAAGGTTTAGTTCTTGTTCAATTAGTTCTCTAATTGTTTTCTTTAACCATTCTTGTGTCACTTTGTTTGGTTTCCCTTTATGTTTGGTTGATGCAAAATCTTCTGCATCTTTCTTTGTCATTGATTTAGCAACTTTCTTCACTTCTGGTGAAGCATCACTTGGGTCCATCTCACCCTTATTGAGTGCATGAACCATTCCCATAAATCTTTGTTGTGCTTTAGATTTGGAAGGCATTACTTTGCCAATCCATCACCGATAAAAGTTTTTCCTAACTTACCACTATCTGGTGTAGCAAAATCTTCTAATCCAACTTTAAAATTCTGTGGTTGTGGTGCATCGTTACCATCAGCAAATTCTGTAAATGTAGGGTTTGTAATTTGGCCATTAGGTGGTATAGGTATACCCTCTAAACCAGTGTCTCCACCCAAACTATCGTTTTCTTTAGGTATGTTTGGTAGTTTTTTATCTTCTAAACCAGGCATATTACTCTCCTCTTATAATCTTATTAACGATATCTTCTGCTTTACAATACTTACCACAAGTTCTACTTTGTTGTGTATTATCAACACCCTCACTTAAAGGGTGCATGAAAGCACCATGTGTAGATGGATTACTTACAAAATCAAACGCGATAAGTTCGAAATCTTGTCCTACTTTCATCACATCTCCATCTGCTTCACTAACTTGTTCTACTGAACCCATTCCACGAGAACTGATACCTAACTTGATACCATTCTTGAATAATTCTCTTAAAATATTTCCACTTGGTGTGGTTAGTATTTCTACTGTCCCTAATAAACTATCTCCCTCAAAGTGCATCTCAGTTACATTATGTGATACATTTTGTAGATTAACAACTGAACTATCTGGATGGTCTAATTCACCCAACGCTCTACTTTGTTTAATAAAGTTTTGAGCATAGTTTTTTGCTTCTCTTGTTAGAATTTCCTTTGGATATACTCTACCATTTTGGTTTTTAGCATCTGCTCTTTGTAATACACCTTTAACAACTAACTTACCATTGTTTTCTTTCATGGATTCGTTAATTTGTTCTGGTGATATTTCAAATGGTATGTAATCTACAATTAGGTTTTTCATCTTACTTCATCCTTTTAATCATTTGAACTGAATCTTTCATGAATCCAGTCACATTACTCTTATAAGCCTTTTTGATTTCTTTTGCCAACTTTTGGTTTTCTGGTCTTGGGTCTCTTAAGAATGCCTGTTCTAATTCAAACATTGCTTTTCTTAATGATGCTTCATGTTTTGCAATCTTACTCATAGCTTTTCTTGCGAATCTTACATCATCTGGTCCCTCTTGTACCTCACACGTAAATTTTCTTTTGTAGAAAGCTGCATCTGATTTAGATTGTTTCTTAGGTTCAGATTTTTCTTTACCTTTGAACTTATCTTTAATTCTTTGTATGATACTTTTTGCTTTTTTCTTAGCAGGTTCAGCAATTGCCGAATCTTTAGATTTTATTGCAGTAGAGAGTTTTATTTTATTTTTAGTTTTTGGATTAGAGATAGATTGTTGTTGCATTGCTGCAGCTACTGCTGCTGCAACGACTGGGTTTTCCATCAATGTACCCTCTCTTTGAAAGTTCATCTTTTTCTTTGCTGCTTTTTCTGCTGCATCCATCTTAGCGTTTGCATCATCTGCTGCTTTAGACATCTGTTTATCAACTTTTTTATTTGGTTTTGCTTCACCTTTTTCTACAGATTTTTTACCATCAATCTCAATCTCTGTACCTGGTTTGATGATATGGTCTTTTTTATACTTATCGTATTGTGCTTTTGAACCAAACTTTAATTCTTTTAATTTTTGCTCTTTATGCCATTTCATGGTATCTTCAAGAGTAGGTAACGGGTCACCAAACTTTCTATTTAAGATATCAATCGATTCTTTTAAATATTTATCGTTCATTTTAAGTTCCCTACTTTGTTTGCCATCTTGACTAATCTTTCTGAAATCTTTGTGATTGCCTTATGTGTATTTTTCCAATACGAGTTTGAATCAACATTTAATTCGGTTTTTAATTTAACTGCCATCTTAACCATCTTATCTAACTCGTTTAGTGAGTTTTTAACTTCACGAATACTTTTACCAATTTTTTGTTTTGGTGTTAAGGTTTCGTCGTTTCTCCAATCGTGATAACGACCTTCGTTTACTGATTCAAGTTTTTTATCAATTTGTTTACCAAGTGATGGTTGAACTCGTTGTACATCTTTAATTGCCTTCAATCCACCTTTAAGTATTCTTGCAATTCTTGCTTTAGCTTGTGATTTAGATGATGCGTTAACGATAGTTTGTATTACATTACCATCTCCCTTATCAACTTTAACTGCGAACATTACCTCATTAACTTGTTCTTTTACCTTTTCATATCCACCAACTTCACCATCTGTTGGATGACCAGAGCCAGTAGAGAACGCTTTAGGTGTATCATAATGAATACCAGTTCCACTCTCTCCACCTGCAGATACAGTCGTGGATACTTCTTCTATTTCCTTACGAATAAGGTGTTTGAGTATTTCTTTAAATCTTGTTTTAGTTATTTTGGTGGACATTGTCTAACTCCTTGATTAACTCATAGTATCTCATCAAAGCCACAACATGGGAATCCTTTACTAACTTACCACCAATTGAGGTATCAGTATGTTTGATTGCCTCAGAAAGTTTTATTTTAGTAATCTTGTCATCTATTCTTGTTAGATGTGATTTTAATTTAGATTTTACTTTTGTAACTTCAGAATCTATGAATTCTCTCAAAGAATTAGTGTTTGATAAGTTATTGATGTATTCCCTCAATAGATTTTTTTGAGCTTCATTTAGATTTGTGTATTTTTTATTGAATTTATCAACTAATAACTGATAAGTTAATAATCTTACATCCGTATCTTGAGTTTGGTACGACTCTAACACTTTATTAGAAGATTTGTTTGATTTGATGTCTGTGTCTGTGATTGCTTCTAATATAGTTATTTTTGAATCTGTTTCCTCTACAGAATCTACTACTTCTTTTACAGATTCATTTTCAAATAAAGTATAAACTGATGCTAATACTTTATAGTTTGGAATTCTTGAATTAAAAAACGCGTTTACACCATAGTTTTCTTTGATTTCTTTTATCAAATTGTATTTTTCATTTCTTAATCTACGATTTGATAATTTTCTACGATTTTTAATCACTGCTTCGATTAATATCTCAGCTTGGTTTAAATTTTTGTACTTTTTTTCGACCAAAATCTTATAAAGTTCATTTTCTTTACCCAATTGGGATTTATTATTGAAAAATTCCTTTATGATTTTTATAGCAGGTGAATCTTTTTTATCATTCATTACATCCACTGCAATCTGTCTGGTAAGTAACTCGAAAAGTATACCAGTATTTTTTATTTTATTATGCTTCTTTTGGGTTGACATCAAACACTCCAATATTTTTATTTATTCGTACCATATATAAATATAAAACTTTCAAGAAATCGTTATTTATCTTCCTTGAAATCTTTATATTCCTCATTAATTTTTTCACTATCCATAGTTTCTTTCAAAACTTTTCTAGCCTGTTTACCAAATGATTTTTTCAAACCATCATAATGTGCTAAAGCCATCGGAATCTTTGGTCTACCAAGTGGTTCTCTACCTCTTGCACTACCATCTTTGTTATATTTACTAACTTCCTTTGGTCTTCCTGCTCCATCAAATCCACCCTCTGGTGCACCACCCTCGTCTTTAAATACTGAACCTGATTTTGATTCTTGGTCAAAACCACCTGATTGCATATCACTTGGTGTACCTACTGATTCACCACTATCTGCTGGGTCATTACCCTCTGATTCAATCTGGTCAAATCTGAATTTAGTTTTTTGGTCATGTACCAACTCTTTATCCATTGTATCAATTTGGTCATCAGAAAAGTTAAAGATGTTCTTATAAATCCACTCCGTACTCATCATCTTATTATCTTTCATATCACGAGCAAGATTTATTTTATTACTCCACAATTCAATCTTTTCTTGTTCATAAATTGTAGATGGACTTGTTAGGTTTAGTTCAAAGTTTACCAACTCTGCATCTGTATACCCTTGTGAGTATAAATGTACAACAGCAATCTTAGTTAACTCACTAACAAGAATTCTTTGAACTCTTTCAATAGTACGAGCAAATCTAACATCCTCTGCTGCTAATGTTGCTTTTGAACCTAATCCCTCTTCATATCCTAAGAACGCTTTTGGTACATGAAGTGCAGCCAATAAACGATTCTTTAGATATTCAATATCTTCTGTAGTTTCATAAGTCATTCCAGGTAGTGATTCGATATTTGTACCACTATCTCCACCTCGAACTGGCATAAAGAAATCTTCTGTAAGATTCTGTATGTTGAACTTCAAATTATAATCACCTGTCTGGTCATCCATAAATGGAGTCTTCTTCATTTTGTTGATAATTCTTTGCATATAGTTATCAACTTCATTCGGTGGTATGTTTCCAATATCTACTTTGAATACTCTTTTTTCTGGTGCTCTCATGATTCTATGTATTAACATAGCATCTTCCATAAGAGTTAATTGTTTCCAAACCTTTCTACCACTTTCTAAAATAGATTTACCATAAGGCATTAGATTACTATCACTTGCTAATCTGAAGTGTGCAATTTGAAAATTTTCAAATTCTATTTTTTTACCATTACTTGAACGAGTAAAATAAGGATGTTGTGATTCTTGTGATTCCATATAGAACTTTACATAATATGGATTTTCTGGGTCTTCTCCCTCTGAACGAACCAATTCGTATGAAGATATTGGTATTACATTTGTGATACCATACTTATCCTCTACATCTAAGTATAAAAAGAAGTCTCCATACTTTACGAGGTTTCTTGTCCAAGGCCATAGATTAAATTCAATGTTCATGATATCATAGAACAAATTATGTAAGATTTGTTTTATATTATCATTATCACTTTGAATCTCTAATGCTTGACCATATGGATTTTTCATTGTAGATTCATCAGCATAAATATCAAGTGCAGATGCGATAATGGAATCAGCTTCCATAGTTTCATAATCTTTGAATAATCCTAATCTTGCTTGTTGTAATTGTGCAAAACTTGAATATCCACTATTTGCCATATCCAAT